AGTTTAAAGTCAACTACATAGTCCTTCGTAGACTTACTCTTCCACTTAACAGCCTTTACCTCATACTTTTTAGAATCTAGTATGAAGTCTACACCGGCACTAGTCCCTCCTCCTAAATAACCACTCGAAGATTTTGTAAGAAGAAACAATGCAGCTTCTCCTGGGCCGATACCCTTAAGCGGAAGATTGTGGAGCCTTTCATATTGCATTAAATCATCAGACTTCAGTAATTTAACAAGGTTGTTATATTCTGATCTATCTAATATACTGAGTGTATTATTCGGATCAAACGACTTAAACATATACTGCTGATAAAGAGTCTGTATTTCTTTCTTATACTTTGTAGAATTAAAATCTGCTGGTGTTAAATTAAACGATGTTAACCTTAAAGCTCTCTCTATAAAAACCGAATCTAATTGTGGTAGCATATATTCAAGTAACGCATTCAATTTCGCCTCATATTTGCTGAATCAACCGCTTGTTGTTTCGATGTAATTGGTTGTAAATTTGACTTATGTGTTGTGGTGATACCTATAATATAGTCACCAGTATATACATTAGCATCTTTTTTAGTACCGTTGCCAGCAATGCCATTGCTAAGCTTCGCGTTTTCAGTAATCCCAAGTCTTAGATCTATATGATCTACGCCCTTTAGCGTAGACCTACCCTTCACCCCTACAGATAGTAGCCAGGCTTCATGTCTGCGTTGCGCTTCCTTTGTTCTCTTGTTCGGTTGTTTCTTCGTTAATAAGTTCATAATCTGGCATATATCCTAAAGCTATACCCTGAAAGATTCTTAAATCTTTTTCTGGTATATAATTGATGAATAAATAAAACTCAATTTCTTCTTCTGGAGTTAAAATTACTCCTCTTTGTGGACATGGCATGAAGCCATCAAAATCCCATTCAATAGCTTCTTTCATTGATATACTATAGTCGCGCATCATCTCTAAGATACGAATATAGTAAATATCAATCGGATCTCTCGATCGAGAACTCGAAGCCCTAATATGCTTCATATATTTCCTCACTATTGAGTAATCAAAATTTAGGTTTTTTTGATTCAATATAAACTTTTTTCAAAGAATGTCAACTGTCAAAATATACTTTCGTATAAATAATAGCACGAATACATGTAATCACGTGAGAACGTAGAGGCAAGTGTGGCAAGTTTATACAACCGCAGATGGAATAGTTGGGATAGCATTAAGTGCCGGTGGAGGTTCCGCCCAACATTATATGTAATCATATAAGGGACGTGCCGAAGGGTAACGTCCCTTAACTATTTTCTAACTTTGGATAAACCGCAATAAAAAACATTGGTGTATGACCGGCAAATCCACCGCCTAGATTAAGGGCTTGGCAAAGTTTAGTTGCTTCTGTTTTTACTTTTCGAGTAGCAATCACTAAATTTGAGTCTTTTTCTACAACGTTGAAGCAAGTTTTATCTTGTTGTACAGTGTAAGCCATCATATCTCCTCCTATTTAAAGCCGCCAAAGTTAGGTTTCTTTTTCTTAAAATTACTCAATTTATTCGACTCAAAACTTTCAACAACCTGAAAATCTTCATCCTGCATCATGCTAGATGAATCGAATAAAGGCTTATCTTCTGATTGTTTAGCTCCGCCAGTGATTCCGTCTTGAGCAGATTCTTCAGCGTCAAATAGTTTCATTTTTGCTCGATCGACACCAATTACAAATCTCTTAGGGCTGTCAATACTTCCCCAACGATTCTTTAATTGCTTCACCATCAGTTGGCCAAGTTTTTCGAGCTCCTCAGTTGAAATGAGAGCGAACATGAAATCTGCTGTTGCCGGAAGACCGAAACTATTTTTAGTTAAGATACCATTACAATAAAAAAGGTTATCACCAGAAACTGATATATCAATTGTTTCTAATTCGCCAACTGGTTCAATAGATATGACTTCATCATCGTAATTTATTGATTGATCATTTATGATTTCTTTTTCTATCCGTTCTGTTTCTAACTTAATTAGTAATATGGTTAAATCTTCATGTGTGATTTTTCCGGAAAAATATTCAAATTCAATGAGTTTTTCTGCCTTTATTGCGCATTTTAGGTATAAGTCATAATCCGCTATCACTTAACTTTTCCCTTATTATATCTGTTAATTTATTAATACTAACTATTTTATCATCGTCTGACCATACTGTCAATAAATCATAACCTCTTTTTTTACATAGTTCTTCCTTTTCTTCTTCTATTAGCATTGCGTCTTCAAAAGTGATCCATGGATTTAACCATTTTAAGTCATGTCTAGGATGCCAAAAAACACCATTATATTCGACAACAAAACTAAGCTTAGGTATAGCAAAGTCAAAAAACCTTCCACTGTTTTCTTTACCTTCGTGCCTTATAAAAAACTCACGAGATCCACTAATACCAGTATAAATATCCTTTCTTTTGATGCCCATTTTACGACATATGCGATATAGTTTTACAAAAAACAACTTTGACTCTAACGAAACGTACCCAGCGCTTTTGCGATTATGTCTATTTTTTTCACATGATTCTTTAAATTTTCTATTTCTTTCGGCGTAAATTCTTTTACCGTGTTCTTCACCGTGTCGAGATATTAATGACGATAAGTCATTTAAATAAAGATGCTGTTGCCTAAGAATTTCTCCTTCTTCTGGAGAATATCCCATATTAGTCCAATACTCAACGCATGCTTTAAGCTTTAATTTTGTGTCTTTATAAGATGCCTTTGACCTGGCCCGTACCTGTTTTAATTGAAACTCAGAAACCTTTTTCTTTGCATCTTCCTCAGTTAAACCCACCCTGATCATCCAATAATCTTTTTGCATAACACTGAAATACTTAGGTTTAGGCCTATTTTTTAACTTATGCTTGTACGTGTTTAATTCTTCTAAACCATATGCCATTAACACCTTTTCGCTTTGTGAATTAGATTTGATATATGCATCATATATGTCTAAGGCGCGCGCAGAACCATTTGTTCTTATAATCTTGATCATAATTTTAGATCTAGATATCTTTAAATTATTGGGTATTGTATTAATCCAATCAATAAATTTTGATTTGTCAGTTTGATCGATCAAAGAAAGTATCGTGATAAAATACTTGCTCTCTTCAAATGAATTTAATTTTCGCATTTGTATAAAACTCGCTGTTACTGTTGTTCAGCACTATTTATAAGTTTTACTTCTTTAGCAACGAATAGTTTTATATCATTTTAGTGTATTTAATTTAGATCCAACGGTCATTCCGGTATTAATAGACAATCTTCCATTACTTGTTGGAAATATATGATCAGCAGACACTATTATTTCTTTACCTGATTTTAACTTAACCTTATAACATTCTTTTTTCTTTGGGTGATGTACCATCATTACAGTCTTGTAACCGTCATTAGAGATGATTTGATCACCTACTTGAATATCGCGTAAATGTATAACATTACCATTTCTTAATTGTAGACTTTCGTTCACCCAAATACATTCAGATGTATCTGTGATTTCTACGTCGGAATTGCCGTAACCGCCTCTTGTAGTTTGCGTAGCAGAAAGTACTGGAACGTTAAACTCCATTGCCAAACCTCGCAACTCTTCTGCTATAGACTTTATCAATGTATACGAGTTTACGTTCGCTCCACCTTTGATCCTTGAACTTGAGCAAATATTTAAATAATCAACAAAAATAATATCTGCAACAAAATTCTTTTTTAAGCGAAGCTCATTAAGCAAATGCCTAAAGTGATTTGAATTTGCAGAACCTGTTGGATATTCTTTAACAATCAATTTACCTGTGGTTCTACTTTTAACTCGATCAATTTTCTTTTGGTACGAATCACGCGTAATTAGGCTGAGATCATCGAGATTGATGTTAAGCAAATTGGCATCGATGCGTTCTGCAATGCGCTCTTCAGCCATTTCAAGTGTGATGTATAGTACGTTTTTTCCTGACATAAGAGAAGATGCTGCACAATGTGCCATGAATAAAGTTTTTCCAACCCCAGTTCCTGCAAGAGCTACTGACAAAGATTTTTTACTTAGACCGCCTTTTGTAATCTTATTAAAGTACTCAAGATCGAATTGAAGTTTTTCTTCTATTCGGTGATAGAAATCAAATCGTTCTTCATAGTTTTCAAGGAAATCGTGACCAACATTAGAATCAAAGCTAATGCCAAGCGCATCACTTAAAAGCTTAGGTATTGATCCCTTATCAA